ACTGCCTTTACGTCTGTAACAGGGGCTGAAGAGCTTATCTCTCTTGGTTTCGGTGGAACTTCCGCAACTAAATCTGTACCGGAGTGGGTATTTGAGACGCCAGAAGAATTGCGTCTAGCGTTCTTGCGAGGCTTTCTTGATTCCAATGGTTCAGTTTGCAGAAAAGGCCGGGCAGCTTTTTCGTCTTGTAACAAAAAACTTTTGTCGCAGATGAGGCATTTATGTTTAGGGTTAGGTATACCAGTCACAAATCTATACAACAGAAAAGGCATAGCAAATCTGCCGGATGGCAGGCGTGCTAAGTTCAGCCAGTTCTATTTCACTTGTTCTGATCCAGGCAGCAATAGACGCATAGGTTCGCACACGCCTATTTATAACGAACGATTCAATAGCGGCAATCCTTTCAGCAAGAAAGACAGGAACTATCCGAAGTTTGGCGGCGCCGGCTTTGATATTAGCGGTTGTTCGCTCGCTAGAGTCACTTCTATCGAAAAAGATTTAATATTGCAGCCAGTTTATGACCTGTGCGTCAAAGACACTCACTCTTTTGTGGCAAATGGTGTTGTTGTTCATAATTCGAACATCGAAAGCGAGCAACGATCCTTCTACACTGATACGCTGCTGCCGTGGTTGGTTACTTTAGAGCAAAACTTTAATTACCAGTTGCTTTCAGAGGCGGACAGGCAGCGCAAATACTATTTCAAGCACAATGCCGAGGGCATTTTAAGGGCCGATGCTGCCGGAAGGGGCGAGTTTTACAGCAAAATGTTTAATATTGGCGCTTATTCGATCAATGAAATCAGGGCGCTTGAAGATAAAGACCCGGTTGAAGGCGGCGATGTTCACCTTGTGCCGCTGCACATGACGACATTAGAAAACGCCGGCAAGGTAGCCGAGGACAGGGGGAACGGCCTTGACAGGTTTGATGAACCGGCTATTGCGGCGCCGAAGGAGGCAGAGGATGTCAAAAAAATGGTATCAAATTGAAAATAAAGGGGAAAAAGCAGAAGTCTGGATTTATGAGCAGATCGGCGAGGACTTCTGGAGCGGAGACGGTGTAACTGCAAAGAAGTTTCAAAAAGAGCTTGCTGCGGTGAAGGCGTCGCAGATTGACTTGCATATAAACTCGCCAGGCGGATCGGTTTTCGACGGTCTGACCATTTACAACCTATTGAAACAACACCCGGCAACGGTGACGACCTATATTGACGGGCTGGCAGCCAGTATTGCGTCGGTCATAGCGCTGGCTGGTGACAGGGTGATCATGGCAGACAATGCGCTTTTTATGATCCATCAGCCGTCGGGGGCGGTGGTTGGCACGGCAAGTGACATGAGGGACTTTGCAGACACGCTTGATAAGGTGAGTGGGGCAATGTTGACGACATACACAGGCAAAACGGGCAGAGAAGAAGAAGAAATAACTGGCTGGCTTGACGCGGAGACATGGTTTTCAGCGGCAGAGGCTTTAGACTATGGCTTCATTGACGAGGTGGCTGGACAAGTGGACATGGCGGCGTGTGCTAAGTTTGTGCCGTCGCTGCGTGAGGCGGGAATAAAGAAAATACCTGCCGAAATAACTGGCGCGAAAGAGACTCACACTGCAAGAGAGATTGAGCGCATCCTTCGGGATGGGGGCGTTTCGTCTGGTCTTGCAAAGGCTATTGTGGCAGGCGGCTTTAAAGACGGCCAGCAGCGGGATGTTGCGGTCGTCGAAAGCGAGCAACGGGATGTTGCCGCGGTCGAACCTGAACCATTGAGCCGGGCTGCTGAGCTTATACGCGCTGGTGAAATTAAATTTTTAGAAAGAAAATAGGAGGAGATATGCGGACATTAGAACAGTATCGAGAGGATGTTGCTAAGCTGCTTGAGCAGGCGGGCAATATCCGGGCGAAAGCGGAAAACCAGAACCGTGATTTGACGGCGGAAGAAGTGTCGCACATAGGCGATGTAAATGAGGAAGTGAAGCGTTTGCAGGGCATGATTGATGTGTTGGCTGAAACTGACGGACTTGTGGCAGCGGTAAAAGAAACGCCTGCGCCCCAGGCACAGCCTCAGACCATGCCGAAAGCAAGAGTTCAGTTTGTGGCTGATAACGGCAAAAAAGAGCGCTTTGCTTCATTGGGTGAGCAGCTTGTGGCCACTATCAGAGCAGCGCAGCCGGGCGGGAAGATTGATCCGCGTTTGTTTACAGCGGCGGCAACTGGCCTCAATGAAACCACACCGGCGGATGGTGGATTCCTTGTGCAAACCGACTTTTCCAACGATTTGCTGCAACAGGTATTTGAAACCGGAATCCTTGCGCCGCGCTGCCGACGTTACACTATTTCAAGCGGCTCCAACGCGATGACTATTAATGGCGTCGATGAAACTAGTCGTGCATCCACTCGGTCGGGGGGCGTGCTTGGTTACTGGATTGACGAAGCGCAGGAGAAAACGGCTACAAAGCCTAAATTCAGACAGATCGAGCTTAAACTCAAAAAACTGATTGGCCTTTGTTACGCGACTGATGAGCTTCTAAATGACGCTTCGGCGCTGGAGGCTTTTATCCGGTCGGCGTTTGCGGCAGAGTTTGGTTTCCTGCTTGATGATGCCATTATTCGCGGGACTGGCGGGGCGCAGCCGCTTGGTATCCTAAACGCTGGATGTCTTGTGTCTGTGGCGAAGCAAGCCGGGCAGAAGGCTTCAACGATTATGTGGGAAAATGTCGTTGACATGTATGCGCGTATGTTTCCGCAGAGCCGCACAAATGCAGTGTGGTTGATTAACCAGCAGGCAGAGGCGCAGCTAATGACGATGGCGATGAGCGTCGGGACTGGTGGAGTGCCGGTGTATATGCCTGCGGGCGGTGCTTCGGCAGCTCCTTATGCGACGCTGTTTGGCAGGCCGGTGATCGCCATTGAACAGTGCAGCGCGTTGGGTGATGTTGGCGACATTATCTTTGCTGACCTGAACGGTTATATCCTCGCGGAAAAGGGCGGCATTGATTCGGCTATGTCAATTCACGTGCGTTTTGACTACGACGAAAGCGTTTTCAGGTTTGTGATGAGGGTTGACGGCCAGCCGGAGCGCGCGACTGCTTTGACGCCTTACAAGGGCGGCGCAGGAGCTTCTTTGAGCCACTTTGTCACTCTGGCGGAAAGGAAATAAGGAGGTGAGAAAATGTTAGCAGAAAATGTAAAAGTTATTACCGTTTATTCGGATCAGGATTTGAGCGCGGCGGCGACGATGCCCGGCACATCTATTGATATGTCACTTTACCATGACTGCCTGTTTGTCGTGGGGCTGCAAACACTTGGCGGGGCGAACCCGGACTTCACGGTTTATGCTGGTGCGACTTCCGGCGCGACAACGGCAAAAATTCCGTTCAAATATGCGCTTGCAACAGGGGCTTTCGGCGGGGCCGGGGCATCGGATTATAGTGCGTGGACAACGAAAGATCCGGCTGGAAATGTTACGCTGGCGCATGCAAGCGATGACAATAAGACGCTGCTTATTAGCGTGGACGCCAAAAGCATGGGCGGTTATCGTTACCTGACGCTGCAATTTGAGGACACGCCGACAGGTTCAACGGGCAATGTTCAGGCGCACGCCATTTTGACGCCGCGATATAAAGCAGGCGTTGATAAGGCTTAAGGGGGTGGGAATATGGCTAATTACAATGTTTCCACACAGGAGGCGCTTGCTAACATTAACCGGGGCATGCGAGTGACGAAAGCTGCTTCTTCGCTTGCGGCAACAAAGGATGTTGACCTGTTTCTGGTGAAGGGCGGTGCCGTGGCGGTGCTGGGCCTGGTCGGAGTGTGTGACGGCGCGATGCAGGCGTCGGCAACCACTTTGCTGATCAAATGCACGCCGGAGGCCGGCACCGGAACTGCGTTGAGTATTGCGTCGGGATCGCTATCCGAGAAGGCGGCCAATACCATGTTGACATTGCCGGCGGCGGTTGGCAGCGCGTTGGTTATTTCAACGGGTGAAGCGGCGGCGCTTTTGACTTCGGCGCCGGTGTATTATGTCCAGCCGTGCAAAATTCAGATGACAGTTGGCGCGGCGACAAACACTCAAACGGTTACTTGGCACATTTGGTATGTGCCGATGAGCGAGGGAGCGTATATCGAAGCGGCGTAAACTAACAACATAACCGGGCGGTCCTTAACGGGGCCGCCCACTAACACCAAAAAAGGCGGTGCAAAGATGGCAGTAACAGCAATTACAACAATTAAGCGCTACATTGGGCTTTCCACGGACACAAAGCCTTCGGGGGCTACGGTTCCAACCGGTTCGACATTCTTAGAATACGACACACAGCAGCTATATATAACTCCTGACGACGGCACGGTATGGACGCTTAAGAGCCTGCCTGAAGGGCATGGTGTTGAAACGACGACCATAAACTTGAAACAGGTGGCTGCCAGTTATGACCTGTTTGAGGTCAAGGGGAAGGACTGCATGATCGACGGGCTGGTGTTT